GTTAACCGCTTCACAGTACGGACAATTGACTTCCCGAGGTGAGTCACGTCCTTCAGTGAGAACAGTTCGCCGGCCGCTGCCCCGCCGAGAAACGGGAGCAGAGTGCTCCCCGTCCTCGTAACGAGGGTGCCAGCAGCACCAGCGCCGGATTCGAGAACCGGCAAGAGTTCGCCTGTCGCCAGATCTTCTACGATTGGTCCAGCCCATGCCATTGCGAGATTTGTCTGTGTCCCCAGACCACAGACTAGAGCGATCAGAAGGAGCAGGGGACCCTCGCCTGGATATCCGAGCGTGGAGTCAAACTCCAGCCGGACGTCCGGGTCGAGGCCGTACTGGATATCGACGCCAGATTCCAACAGGTATTGCTGCATCACATCAGTGACATCAGCGAAGACCGTTGGTTCGAGGTGTCGAAACTCGTGTACGAGCTGACAGGCAGTCTCAAGAGAAGCAGGCTTCGTGAGAAACTTGTAGAGCGCACGCGGCCAGGACAGCAGAACGGGTTTAAAACCATTCCGCGAACTGAACCGGTGCGAGCAGAAGTCGAAATCGCCGGACGGGTGCTGGACGCAGTCGCGGACAGGCCAGCCGAGGCGAAAGTATCGCTCTGGCAGACTGGCAGGGTCCGGATCGCTTTCTACAGCATCGTCACCAGCGGTGAAGATCTTCTTTTGCACACGACGGATCAATCTGGCATTCACATCGCTCGCTACCGTGTCGGTAAGCGGAGCGTATGGCATTGGTACCAGAAGTCCGGCGAGCTCACGGCCCTTGCCGCCGAGAAACGAAGTGAGCAACGTTCCTGACGGCACAAGGCCCTCCTCCTTCGTCACCACCACAAGGTTCGAGTCCAACCCCGGGGCAAGAAACGCGGAATTCGACAAGAGACAGCCATAACGGACAAGAGCACGCTTGTGCTTGTACGTGAGGCCGACGCCTGACTCGGCAACGTTCGTGGTGATGACAAAAGTGTATGTGGAACCGAGCTTTCGTTCCCACCCACTAATGTCACTACTCACGCACGAGCCGAGCGTGTTGGTGACGTGACTGCCGAGAGCATACGCCTGCTCATCGGAAAACCCTATCCCGATTAGGGCCGAGGCACCGTCGAGGTAGCGCGCCTTCTGGGCCATAATGGCCGGAGAAAACAGCACACGCTCGACGATCTGGTCCACGATGTCAAAGGTGATAATCATCCGCCAGCGCTGGGTTTTAGCCTTGCGCTGCGGGTGTGGCTCCGCCTTGCCGAAAACTGATCGGTAAAAGCAGTAGCCACGATCTACCTGTTGAAGCCCATCGTGGGCCGGGAAATCATCTCCATCTAAAAGCCTGCCAATACGGGCAGACGCTAACTGTAACAACAACTCTCTCTCCTCTGCGATAACCTCACGATTCGTAGCATACACACGCTTGAAGGGGTATCCCGGGCTTGAGCCTGGGTTGATCTCCAGCATTGCATCCATGATCGCTAGATCGCGCTCGGCGGGACTTGCGATGTCTCTGCTGTATCGCCATTCGTAGAAACCGGAGCGGAAGCGTT